TAGGAACTACTGGAACGATATGGTTAGCAGGACTACTAGTATCAGACGGTCTACCAAAAGGGGATACACTACGAATTGCAATCGCACACTCTGGAGTAAACCTCTTTATGGCCGCAACACTATTACCGTTTGTGCATCATATCGCAAGATGGTTATCGAAAATTACATGAAGAAAATACTCAGTAAATCCACAGAGAAGGAAAAATGAAAAAACTGGAATTAAAGTCAACAGAAGAAATGACTACAGAGGATTGGGAAGAACTACTCAATCAACATAATACATATTCTTGGTACGTCTATGTGTTATACTCTATAGTATGGTTGCCTTTATTGATTGCGTGGATAATCATAGAGTATAGAACTAAATGAAACTATTATTAATATTCGCAATTGTTGTGGGAACAATAACTAGTGATGAGGAAATACTAAGACCAAGACCCAGAGGTGGGCCTGCGAGGAAAGTTAAAATTGTCAAATGAGGGATACACGCAAAGAGAATGGGACAGAACAGTTGGTTGGGGAACAGTACCAGACAAATATAATAGAGTTTCCAATACAGATAAAAATGCAGAGAATACTCAGAGAAGCAATACGTCTGGAGAAACATTCAAAGTACCTAGTGAAGAAATACAATATACGTTAAATGACCCTATATGGGATAAAAGATGGACTCAATAATACTATCAATCATATACACCATAGGACACATTATCATCGCTGGTAGTGTGGTATACACTCTTACTGGGTCTACTATATGGGAAGCAGGAACAGTTGCACTAGTAGAACCTATGTTAAATGGACTATGGTTTTTTATATTACATAAACTATGGAAGAGGTTTGCGTAAAGATTTGGGATATCATGGGAATTCATGGGATTTGCGTAACATTTATTTAAATATTAAATTAAATAGGATTCTCTTGTAGATTAATTTTGTTGCTTATCGGCGAATCGCCCCGAATCACCTACGAATCATCACGAAATCGACGCCAGCACCCAGATGCTAAGTACTTGTTATCATTACATTTATTAGAGGGGGTTGACAACGGCCTATTTCTGTGGTAGCTTATAGGTATGATGAATGTTGAGAGTTTCATACAGAATTACATTTCTTATAGAAAGTTGTATAGGGGACTTGACAATGGTGTTGAGTTTTGTTATACTGATTCTGTTAGAGAGAAAAGGAGTCTTATTATGAAAACACCACAAGAGATTTATACAGAAGCACATTCTGCTGGTATGGCTGCAGGACATGGCTGTACACCAACTCCTATGGTAGTCGGTACGCCTACTACACCACTAGGAGATGACATAGACTATAGTAAAGACACATACTATGTTGCAGATGGTCTATGTGGTTTCGCATGGATTAATATTAAACCAGCAAGAGGTAAGTTCGTTACTTGGTTAAAGAAGGCTGACATTGGTAGAAAAGATAACTACTATGGTGGTTATACTATATGGGTTTCAGAGTTCGGTCAGAGTGTGACTAGAAAAGAGAACTATGCAAGGGCCTTTGCTAAGGTACTTGGTGATAATGGAATTACTGCTTATAACATGAGTAGGTTGGACTAAACTATTAGAGAGGTTGTTATGAAAACAGAGTATGGTTGACGGAGACTCAGAGATGGCCGCCCACCCATGGCCTTTGGGAAGGGTAAAGAAATACGGTGTATTCATCTTAGTGTAATTGGCTACATCTAGTGAGGTATTGCTACAATGGTCGCTATCTCACTAGGTGATGGATTAATGACTTGACATAGAGAAGCCTTTGTGTTACTATGCATAATAAAAAAGCATGGGGGGGTTAGAACTGCTAGCACAGGCCTAATCTATAAATGCAATAAAGATACAGAAAGAAATTTCGATAGTGAAAACGATTTGGAAATATTGGTGTAAAGCAATGGGAAGTCATGCTTATGATGACGATAAGAAAGATGACTACATTCATCTTATCATTAGGTCATTTTGGTTTCTTCTTCATATCACCACTTGTCTTTTTATCATTATCGGAAATGGAAGAGTTTTAGAGTTATGGTAACATGAGTAAATATGAGAGTTATGAGGGTGAGTATATCTACGAGAAACCGACTTGGGAATATCGTAGCAAAAACCTAATGATTAATGACAAGAGTTTAACTAAAATCCTATGGATTATTTTATATGTAAGGAGTAAGAATATGTGGGGTAGAATTATTGATTGGTGTAACATAGATACATCTACTTATAATAAGAAATTTGGTGAGGGTACAAAGTATGATTTAGACTACGGTAAACTTCTCATCATTGGTCTTTGTGTATATATCGCAATCATGGTATCCTAATGCCGACTGAGCATAATAAAATATCTCCTCAAATGAGAGAGTTAGATACACGACAACAATTGTTAGTTGTAACAATGGAAGAGTGTGGGGAACTGATTCAATCTTGTTCTAAACTTTTACGCCGTGCAGAGTTGTATTCTGATGGACAGTATGTGAAGAACCTCAAAGAAGAATTAGGTGATGTATATGCAATGATAGATTTGTTCGTAGAACATGATGTTGTTTCGTGGACAGAGATAGAAGAACGTAGAGAATTAAAGAGAAAGAAATTGAGTAGATGGAGTGAGTTATGCCAAGACGAAGAATGACGGAAGAACAAAAAGCCGCAGCCGCCGAAAGACTGAGAGTTGCTCGTGAGAAAAGGTTGAGAGATAATCCACCCAAGTATGCGAATGTTCATTCTAGTGTTTTAGAGAAAGGTGATGACCACCCTTTTAGTCGTAAGAAAGTAGTTCAATGGATTAAAACTCAAAAATCCCTTTTAGCGTCTGAGAGGGGTAATGTGAGAAGAAAAGTCAAAGGTGCAGAAAGTAAGGTTGCAGACCATACTGCGTATATACGTCATTGCGAATGGTATCTAAGAAATGGTGATTGGATTGATGATAGATACGGTGAGTATCAAGAAAAGAAAACAAAATGGATTACAATTGTTCCATCTGGAAGTGTGTCAACAAGTTAAAGATATTATTTTAAAGACTGGCGATAAACAGAACAGAACAACAGCAGTCAATGGTATCATGACGGATTGGAGTTTACGTCATCATACTTGTTTTGATAACATTGCAGAATTTGTAGAGTCAAAAGTTGGTGGTGAGGTCTATGACATTTGGGGTGCAGTATATAACAAAGGTGATTACGCTGGAAAGCATAGTCATAAAGGTGTAAGAAATGCATTTGTTTATTTTGTTGATGTTTGTGAAAATTGTGCATCACTCTTTGTTGGTGATGAAGAAATAAAACCAGAGAATGGTAAGTTGATTATTTTTAAAGAAGAAGAACATTATACCTTGACTCAAGAGTGTAGTCATAGTAGAATAGTCGTTGCTGGAAATGTGAGGTAATTATGCGAATAGAAGATGATATTAAATTAGATTATAGTGATGTATTGATTCGTCCTAAGAGGTCTACTCTGACTTCACGATATGATGTGGATATGAATCGTGAGTTTACTTTTGTTCATAGTGGTAAGTCTTGGTGTGGTGTTCCCATCATGGCATCTAATATGGATACCGTTGGGACTCCTCAAATGTATGAACAAATGTTGCAACACAATATGATTACTTGTCCTGCTCGTCACTACATGAAAAAAGATGCGACCCTCTGGAGAGTCGGAACAACTGACAATAAGATGTTGGGTAAGAATGTTTGTATGATGAGTGGTGTTGATGATATTCAACATATGATTACACACCATTTGAAATGGGAGTTTATTGGTGTTGATGTTGCAAACGGTTATACCATTTCTGTGATTGATGCAATCAAAGATATTCGTATGCGACTTCCAGATGCAACGATTGTTGCTGGTAATGTCGTAACAGCGGATATGACTCAAGAGTTGATTCTTGCTGGTGCAGATATTATTAAAGTCGGTGTCGGGCCTGGTTCTGTTTGTACAACAAGAATTAAAACTGGAATTGGTTATCCACAACTTTCCGCTGTCATGGAATGTGCAGATGCCGCCCACGGACTCAATGCACATATTATTGCAGATGGTGGTTGTAATAATTCTGGTGATATCGTAAAAGCGTTTGCCGCCGGTGCAGACTTTGTAATGATTGGTGGAATGTTAGCAGGTCATGATGAATGTGATGGTGTTGTTAAAAATGGTAAGATGGAATTTTACGGAATGGCATCTGAGTCTGCAATGTCTAGACACAATGTTCCACATAGAGAATATCGTGGTGTCGAGGGTAAGACAGTTTCAGTTCCACACAAAGGGCCTGTTAAGAATACACTTATAGATATATTAAGTGGAATTCGTTCTGCGTGTACTTATGTTGGTGCAAAGAGATTGAAGTCTTTATCTAAGTGTGCAACATTTGTACGAGTGAATAATACACACAATACAATTTTTGGTGAGGAATAAATTATGAATGTGGTTGCTGGTTTTTATCTTGTAATGGTTTCGATAATGTCGAATGGTGAAGTGGTTGGAGAAGTATTAGATTATTTTGAAAACCCATATGAGTGCATCGCCGCTGGTAATTGGGAAGAGTCTATTTCCGAATTAGGTGTCGGTTATGTTTGTGTAGAGGACTTTGTAAATGTCAAAAATTGAATGGAAAAAATTAACTCCAGTTGGAACACTTGATTGGTATATTAAATGGTTTGCATCTTTTATTATTCTAATCGGTATGGCACTTACGTCAATTAATCTCACACCCTTTAATCTCTACTTTCATTTCGTTGGAGTAGTCGGTTGGTTGATTGTTGGTTTAATGTGGCACGATAGAGCATTGATGGTTGTCAACTCTGTTGCCGCCATGATTTTTCTAATGGGTATACTAAACTATTATTTTGGTGGCACATATCCATGAGTGAAAAAGAATACTTTATAGAGAAACACTTAAAAGAAATCAACGACAAATTAGACCGTATTGATAAACGTCTAGACAAGTTAGAGGAACATATCAACTTTATAAATTCAGTCTATTCAGACTTGAAGAATCCTATCAACATAGCAAAGAAATTTTTCAAATAATCCTAATGCTTCCTTAGCTCAGTTGGATTAGAGCAACGGTCTTCTAAACCGTAGGTCAGAGGTTCGAGTCCTCTAGGAAGCGCCAATGCCTCCATGATGGAATAGGTAGACATAACGGACTTAAAATCCGTGGCCGTATGGCGTGAGAGTTCGAGTCTCTCTGGAGGCACCACCTATTTTTCTAGAACCCAGATTACTTTCTCTTTACCGTTCTCATATTGTAATGGTATAGCAGGAACGTCTGGGTTTCTATCTTTGTAATTCCATTCCCATTGGTATCCGTCTTCTCTTTGTTCTTTTACTGTTTTAAAAAACTCTGCGTTCTCATAAAAGAAAGAACCCATTACTGATATTACTAATGCTTCTAACATATTACTTCCTTAATTAAAATGTTCACACAATTCTGCGTAACCACCTATGTGATTTTGTTCTGCATCATATATTTGTGGTAAAGTATTCAACTTGGTTAGTTGTTTAAACTTGTTTATATCATCGCCTCTTAAATGTTTTTCTTCAAATGATACACCATGTTTGTTTAGTAACATCTTTGCACGAACACAATAGATACATCTTTCAATCGTAAATATTTTATATCGCAAAACTTTCTCCACACCCACATTGCGCTGTCGCATTTGGATTGACAACTTTAAGATAACTTCCGCCAAACTCTTTTACATAGTCTATAGTACAACCTAATACAAACATTTCTGCAAGTTTATCTACAACAAGGATATCATCAACCAATATTCCATCTTCTTTGGAGTCAGTCATTTCCCATTTGTATTGAAAACCAGAGCACCCCCCACCTAAAACTGAAAGGTATGCGAATCGTTTCCTCTGCGATTCGGTCTGATTCGCTAAATATTCCTTTGCATTGTCTGTTAATTGTATCATCCGTTATCTCTAACTACTTGTATTTATTACATTTTTTTACTGTGAAAAAAAGTACTTGACTTGTTCTGAGAACATTGGTATAGTATATATGTAATTGAGAGAAAGGAAAAAAATATGGCTTATATCAATGCACAAGATGTCAATCACATTCGTGTCGCTCTGAAGAAAGAGTTTCCACAGTACAAATTTTCTGTGACTCGTGACCATCATTTAGGTGTTAACATTAATTTCATGAAAGGCCCACGATTTGCTGAGTATGAATACTTTGACAAGTATACTCATGAAACCAAGATGGACAATCTTGATGGTTATCATCAAATCAATCATCATTGGACTAAAGATTTCTATGGTGAAGAAAATGCAAAAATCTTAGATAAAGTTTCTGAGATTGCCCATACAGCGCCTGGTCTTGCTGGTGGTAAGAAATACTACAACAACAATGATATTCAGAGTGACTACTTTGATGTTGCTTACTATGTGAGTATTAGTGTTGGTAAGTGGAACAAAGAATACGAAATCGTGGAGGCCGCATAATGGGTTGGTTGTTAACAATTGGTGTCATAGGTTACTTTTTAATAGCAACCTATGGTGCATATTTAATATTTTTTACTTGACTTTGTTATGAGAACATGGTACTATAAAGAGAATCAAAAAGAGAGGTAAGTTATGGAATTCGCAAAAAATATCAAAGAAATTAAATTCAATGACACAAATGTGTTTGGTACAGAAATGCCTGTGTCAGAACCAATCGTGATGGCATCTGCCGCTGGTTGGTATGTTGGTGCAATCTGTAAAGACCCAGATTGTGATGGCATGATTGTGCCTTTCGATAGGTACACAGAATACATGACACAAGAGTCTGCTCAGAAGTGTCTTGATACATCAATTAAACAAGGGGGGTTCGCATGATGTTAGATAATACAATTGAAATAACCTATATCCAAGGTAAACTTACAGAGAACTTAACAATCCAAACTAAGATGTTACAGAGTGGTATGCAAGTTCCTAAGTTTATCAATGATAGTCAAAAATATTTAGAAGAACAATTAGAAAATTTAAAAAAGGCAAATTCAACGGAGGCTGCATAATGTCGTTAAATAAATCACAAGTCACTAAATTGGTAGTTGACTTATTTTGGGAATATGATAGAATGTCTTCAAGTGGTCAAAAAAGTCTTGACAAACTTGCAAAGGTTCTTAATATTCCAACTGAAGAAGAACAAGACAAACTTCTTGCGAGTATGTCTAAAGAAGAAATCAATAACATCATTTTAAATAGATGTGCCTATCCAAGTGAGGATAGTAGGTGATTCGCACCGATTCGCTTTTCTCTCAAAAAGTCAACTCTTGTAAGTCATTGATTTACAAGGGTTTTCTTGGGGGGGTTGACAAGGTTCAAAATGTCTGATATAGTATTAATATAATCAAGAAAGAGAGAGAAAAAAATATGTATAAAGGTTATCAAGAAGAAATGTTCAAAAACCCTTGGGGTGTTAATGTCGGTTTCAAACATCTTCAAGAGAAGTTAGAAGAGTTACTTCCTTTTGAGGGTAGATGTGAATTTCCTAATTCAAAGAACAAACATTTAGAAAAGTTTAGAAGAGCACAAAATGCTGCCTATGACCTTTTCAACAATGGTCTTTGTAATAAATCAAGACTTTTCAAAGATATCTATGGTTGGTCTGTTGGTTATAGAGAAACAAGTTATGCAAATAGAATGACTTGGAGTCATTGGGAAGATAGAGTTGAAGAAGTTTTGACTCCTATCATTATCGCTGCCGCTAAAGAACAAGGAGTTAAGTAATGGAAATTCAAATGACCTCAAATGATAAAGTTGTAAATCAAATCATTGACTTTCTTGCTTATGTAGATTCGTTCTACAACGAAAAGTCTGGTTTGTATCCTATCAAGGGTATGACTAGTGCAATGGTTGTTGATGCAACTAAAAAACATATTAACAATGTTGGTCAAGAGTTTTGTGCTGACTCTGTTGATAGAGAAAAGATAAGAGATATTATTCTAGAAGATAACAATTTAAAGTGGGGTGTGTAATGGACTACATGGAGTATCTAACAAAATTGCAAAATGATTATAAGTTCTTCAAAGATATGTTGGTGTCCTTAGAGAAACAAAAGAAAACACCAGGCAATGGTTTTGCAAAGATGAAGTGTAAAGAGAAGATTGCAGAGTTAGAAAAAATCTTTAATGAGATTGACTATGCTGCCCAAGTAACTTACGATTAGGAGTTTGTATGAGAGGAACAAGTTTATATAAAGGTCATAGAATATGGGATAAGAATCCAAATATGTTAGTTCCATATTATTTGATGTTTTCTTATTTGTATTATGAAAAGAATATTAGTTTGATTGATGATGAAGAGTTTGACCAAATGTGTAAGACACTTTTAGAAAAGTATGATGAGGTAGAACATATCAATAAAGATTTAGTTAAAAAAGAAAACTTGACAGCAGGAACTGGATATGATATAAAATATACAGAGAGAATAAAAATGAGTGCAATGACACTAGAAAGAGTTTGGAGTTAGTTATGGAAAATATTTTAAAGATGGGTTATGCGATTGAGGTTAAGTACAAGGACGGTTCTGTTTATACCAAGTACTTTCCTATCAATCAGTTGCAAAAGGCAACAAACTATTTTAACAAGATGAACAATTCTATTGATAAGAATGTTCACAAGGTTATGTCAAAGATTGCCCAAGTGGCATATTAGATTCCTATATAGAGTAGATTAAGTTGCGAAAATTAGGAATAGGCAAATCCCAACCGTAAGGTGCCTACTTAATCGCCGAATTGGATTCGGATTAGACAAGGGTGATACAACTACAAGGAGAACAATCTTCGGATTGGGAAAAGAGAGAACTTCGGTTCTCTCTTTTTTTATATTATGCAGAACGGAGTCTAGACCTCATGTTTAAAGTCCATATTGCTTTATCACGCCTGTACTGTCTTGATAGTTTGATTAATTGGAAAATAATCGTATTCATAACACTCTCCTTTCGATTAGTTACCAAAAGTTAAGTGCGTTCCTTCAGCTATTGCTTACTTCCGACTCTATTGAGTTGAACGATTACTACTATTTAGTATCTTTGTTTCCCCATAAATAAACACATGAATACTACGCAATTTATTACAGGCAAAGATGGATTTATTTGGTTTACTGGAGTCGTTGAAAGTAGAGATGACCCAGACAAACTTGGTCGTGTTCGTGTTCGTGCCGTTGGTTATCATACTGAGGATAAGACAGATATTCCTACAGAGGATTTACCTTGGGCATGGGTAATGAATCCAACTACTGTTCCATCAATGGGTGGTATGGGAGAAACTCCACCTTTCTTAGTTGAGGGTTCATGGGTGTTAGGTTTCTTTCGTGACCCACCTTTGTTTCAAGAACCAATCATTCTAGGTTCTTTGCCTGGCTTTAATTTAGAATTACCAGATGGGTCAAAAGGTTTTAATGACCCAGATGCAGTTTATCCAAAAACTGTAAATGAAAATGATGTCAATAGACTTGCACAAGGTCTAGTTGGCGAAACACACCCATCACTTTACACAAGAAAGAAGTCACAGATACAAGAAGTTCCTATCGCAACAAAACCATACATACCCACGGTTGAAGATGCTGCTGTACAAGAAAGTCGTTCAACATGGAATGAGTTAGATGCAAAATCAAATACAACTTCTTTCTATCCATTTAATCATGTACACGAATCTGAAAGTGGACACATACATGAGATAGATGATAGTCCAGAGGGTGAAAGACTTTTTACTTATCACCGTAGTGGAACATTTGAAGAGATACACCCAGACGGTAGTAAGGTTGTAAAGATAGTTGGTGATGATTATGAAATTGTTGCTGGTTCTAGAAACTGTTATGTTAAAGGTTCTGTCAATCTAACTGTTGATGGTAATGTAAGACAACTTGTAAAAGGTGATTATGTTCTAGAGGTCGAGGGTGATTATACACAAAAGATACACAAGAATAAATTAATCAAAGTTGGTGCTGGTGAAGCAGGGGGTAATCATCAACAAGAAATACGAGGAACTTTTGCAGAAAATATTTCTGATAAGTTTATTCAAACAGTTGGTGCAGATACAGAAGTATTATTAAAAGGTAATCGTACAGAGAATGTAAAAGGTAATGATAAAAAGACTGTCGGTAAAAATTATAGTCAATTAGTATTGAGTGATATCAAAGTTACTGCAACGAAAGATTTAGCACAGTCATCTATTACTGGTAAAACAACAATGATTACTGGTACAAGTTTAAATCTTAAATCTGCTCAACCTATGGTGATTAGTTCTGAAGACTCTGTTACATTTAATGCTGGAACATTAATGGATATTAATGCTGGTACAGAGATTGATGCAGATGCACCGATTATTAATCTGAACTAACATGGCACATTTATTTTTAATTAGAGATGGAATGAAATATCTAGAGTTTACAAAGTATGAAGACATACCAGAGTCTTTTGATAATGTTATTAGGTTTGAACCAGAGATACCACCAGAGCCACATACTGAAGAACAACATGAAGAAATAGAAAAGTGGCCTGGTAGATTAAAAGAATTAATGAAGAGGGAAAGAAACTAATGCCTGCTGTTACAAGAATTGGTGATGCTGATGTTGCACATTGTTCTGGTATGACCAGAGCTGCTGGTTCATCAAATGTATTTGTAAATGGAATAGGAGTTTCAAGACAAGGTGATAATAATACAACTCATCTTTTGCCTGGCGCTCCATGTCCTGCTCATTCCGCTCCAATCGCAAGTGGTTCTTCTACTGTAAAGATAAATGGTCAAGGTTGTGGTAGAGTGGGTGATGGTATTAGTGGTTGCACTTCAGTTGCTGCTGGTTCACCAAATGTTTTTGCTGGGGGATAGAGATGGCGCTTTGTGGAAAGAATGACGCACTTACTGCTGTTACTGATAAGATTGCAGATATTGAAAAAGAGATTACTGCAAAACTAGACTCTGCTGCTTCAGATATTGCTGGTTCATTAGATACTAAATTAACAGAACTTGAAAACGAGTTAAATAATCTTGCTGATGAAATACCAGAAGAACCAGTTTTATCTTTTCAAGAAGCAATGGACGAATATGTTAATCTAACTTTAGATGCAACAAAGAGTAGTGCGGCCGCAGAAAAGTTATTAGAACTTAAAAGTAAATTCACAGATACATTAGATAGTCAAGGTTTTGATATTGACCAGTTAGTTAGTGATGCTACTGGAGCATTAGGTGAAGGTGCAAGTCCAGCAAAGTCTACTGTAGAGAAAACAGTAGAAGATGAAAATACAGACACATTAATAATTCAAGAAGAATATGAAACCATCAAACAAGTTCAAGGTATGAAAGATGGAACAAACTTTTTTAGTGGTGTTGGTTATACTACAGAGATAGATGGTGATGATACAATTGTTACGACAACAAAAGTATTTAAAAAGATTAAAGTAATCTATACAGTAGAACAAACAACTGACCCAAGTATAGACCCTATAACTGGTTTGTCATTACCATCACTTGATGATTTAGGTTTACCAAGTTTATCATTACCATCAATTGATGGATTAGATTTATCTGGTGTTCCATCATTATCCCCAGAGTCACTTGCTGCTGGACAAGCAAAGATGAAAGATGCAATTTGTAATATGCCTAATCTTGAAGTATCTACTGGTGGTAGTGGTGTTCAAACTCTTGACCAAAAAGCAAGTGGTACAGATAATATTATCTTGGAGAAGACTCCAACAAAAATAATTTCAGTTCAAGGTAGAACTGCAAATAATAATTTCTTTTCTGGTATTCAGTATACTCAAGATGGTAAAAGTATTTTTCTTAGAGATACTTACGCAGAAGTTAAAGTATCATATGAAGCCGCAGTTGTCAAGCAAAAAGCGAAAGAGTCTTTAATACCACAAGAGGGTGGTGAAGTAGAATTAAAATCTGTATTTACAGAAGCACAAACCCAACTTAAACTTGCAGAAGAAAAGGTTGCTAATATAACAGTAGATAAAGAACTTCTTAAAAAGAACGCAGAGGAATTAGCAGAGTTTGCTAAAAATACTCCATCTATTGTGCCTGATGGTGAAATAACAAAAGATTTTATTGAAGAATGTAAAGTAAAAGAAGAAGATATTAAAATGTCTTTAGTTACTAGTGGTAAAATACTAGAACCAGCAGAAAAGAAAAAAGACTTAGAAGATGAAAAGGTTGATGCAGTTGAAGTTGTTGAAGAAGAAAGTGGTGTTAAATTAAATGAAGTAAGTCCTATGGTCAATGGTGAACTTAGACAAGAAAAAAAGAAAATTAGACAACATCATTTCAAACTATTAAAAATTTCATCAAAAATGAAAAGAGTTCAAAGTGCGATAAAATATAGAATAAAATTACCAGTAACTTTTCAATTTAAATCCAAAGCAGGAGTCAAGTTTAAAGTGAAAGTTGATACTGCAATAAAAGGACAACTATCAGATAAACTAAGAGGAAACTTCAAACCGTCTGGAGATTTTACAAAAGAAAGTCGTAGAGCATTAGGAAATTGGTTAACAGAAGGTTATAACATCAGAAAAAAATCAAGAAAGGCCACATGGGCAGAATATCATAGAATAGATACAAGATTGGCAAAAAATAGTAATGCACTTGAAGAAGTTAAAGCATGGAGAAAAAAATATATTGATGAATTAGATTCTCCAGTTTCTATTGATGATTATCAAGATTATCTTGGTAACTATGAAGCATTACTTACTACTATTGAGGAAGATGGTGTTGCAAAAGAAGACTTCTTCAGTTTCGATTTTCTAGATGATGCATAAATAATTTAAATGTTGAGGAAACAAAATGGCAGTACAACCAGCATATAGAGATGCACAAAGAACGAATGATTCTGAAAGGTCATCTAAGAGATATAAAGATTTAAATCTTAACTTTACTAAACACCCAGTAAAGAAAGATTTAACTCCTTTGACTGATGCTGCTGCCGTAAAAAGAAGTATTCGTAATTTAGTTCAGATTGGACATTTTGAAAAACCTTTCCACCCAGAAATTGGTTCTGGTGTTCGTGATATGTTATTTGAAAACATGACACCATTTACTGCAAGTACCTTATCAAGAAAGATTGAGGATACTATAAACAATTTTGAACCAAGAGCATTACTTGCTGGCGTTGAGGTATATCCCAACTTCGATAATAATACTTATGAAGTGATAGTAGAATTTTATTTACAAAACGCACCAAGTGAATTAGTAGATATATCCTTCGCATTAGAGAGATTACGATAATGGCAACAACAAATAAAAAACTAAATGTAACAGAATTAGATTTTGATGATATCAAAAACAATTTAAAAACTTTCATGCGTAATCAAGATGATTTTACAGATTACGATTTTGAGGGTTCTGGTATTAATTCACTATTAGATGTTCTTGCATATAACACTCACTATCTTGCAATGAACTTAAATATGGCATCTAATGAATCGTTTTTAGATACTGCGTCATTAAGGTCATCTGTAGTTTCTCATGCAAAGACTTTAGGTTATACACCCAGTTCACCTAGAGCACCTAAAGCAACGCTGAATATTGAATTAAATAATTTTACTTCTCTAAGTAGTGCAACAATTCCAGTAGGTTTTGTTTTTACAACAAGTCTTGATGATGTAACTTATCAATTTGTTACAACCTCTGAACATACTGCATTAGTTAATAATGATGTTTTAAAGTTTACAGATATTCCAGTATATGAGGGAACTTATGTAACAAATCGTTATACTGTAGACTCTCAGAATTTAGAACAAAAGTTTTTATTGAATAGTGATAGAGCAGATACCACAACATTACTAGTTGATGTATTTGAAAATTCATCAGCAACTGGTTCATCAACATTTACTTTAGCAGAAGATTTAACTCTTGTTGGAGCTGAAAGTAATAATTATTTCTTACAAGAATCTATAGATGGTAAATTTGAAGTTTATTTTGGAGATGGTATTACTGGTAAAAAACTATCTGATGGTAATGTAGTTAGATTAAGATATGTTGTAACTAACAAAACAGATGCAAATGGCGCTCAAACTTTTTCAACAAGTTCTGCTATTTCAGGCGTAACAGATTTAAGTATTCTTACAGTCACTTCAGCAGAGGGTGGTTCAGAAAGAGAAAGTATTCAGTCAATAAAATTAAATGCACCATTAGATTATGCTGCTCAAGGTCGTGCAGTAAGTACAAATGACTTTAAGGCAATCGTACCTAAAGTTTATCCTAATACAAAGTCAGTTCAAGTTTATGGTGGTGAAGATAATGACATTCCATTTTTTGGTAGGGTTTATATTTCAATTGTTCCAACTTTAGGGAGCATTACTGCAGCTGCAAAAAGTCAGATTGTTGCAGACTTAAAAAAATCATTTACTATTGCATCTGTAACTCCAGTCATTGTTGACCCAGAATATACAGATAT